GGTATTGTGCATTTTATTTCATTTGCTTTAGTTGATGTTCCAAAAGATGGAATAATACTAATTGGATATTTTCCTTTTCTATATTCAGCCCAATTATCACAATGATAAAAATTGTCTATTTGTCCATCTTTATTTTTTTTACCATATAAAATTTTACTTGAATCAATATGATATAATTTATTTATCCTATCATGTATTTTATTCCAAACTACATTGATATTAAATGAACCAAATAGAACTAAATCATATGCAAGTCTATATATAAAATCTTCAACATCATTATAATCTTCACAATTTTTAAAAAATTCTTTTGTATCATCCTCCATTATAACTTCATCACCAGCAATCATTTTAGCCTTCATATTTATAATTTGTCCGTGCATCTCTGAACGATCTTTTAATTTTATTAAAAAATCTGCAAATTCATTCGTAAGTCGACCAAATGGAACCCAACCCTTATCATTAGTATTCCATCCATTGAAATTATAATAATGTTCTTTATTTTCTATGTTTTGATTAAAATCTATTATACCACTTTTCACATTTATTAAATTATTTTTTTCAATTTCTTTTATATGAATTATATTCTACATCACGATTGAAATATTCTTGTGTGTCTGTGTCTGTATCAATAATTCTAACTTTTGTTGAATATATTTTATTTAAATTATCTAAATTATCCTGTGTTAAATCACTTAATTCAACTTCTTTATCTATTTCATAAATAAAAAAATCATATAAACCATAAGTTTTTTCAATTTTTCCTTCTAATAAAGATGTTCCTGAATTTAATATTATGTTAAATTTGTCATATCTTAAATTAGTTTCAGTTATATTTGTTGTGAATATAACGTTGTCAATATCAATTATTATATTATTACCCGAATTCGTTAAAAAAGGTGTAATATTTATGTATAAATCATTACTATTATTTGATAAATTTATCATATTTTGATATATTTTACTATTATATATTAAATTTTATTATCAAAAAAAAAGAGTTATAATATTATTATAACTCTTTTTTAAAAAATAAACAAATTTTAATTATGAAACTAACTTATGTAACTAGAAAATACTGTTTTAGATTCGATAAAAGGTGCTGGATTTTTTGCAAATCCACTTAATGTTATATCAAGACCATTAAATTCACCTGAAGCTGCACCACTATTTGCATTGTCAGCAGTTGGATAAAGACCTTTTGATATTCCAACAAGTCTATAATAATCATTATTATCTTGTATAATAGCAAAAGTTTTTGTTGATCTAAAAAACATTAACGCATTTCTTTTATCATTATCAAATTTCTTAAAAGTCATATATAACTGTTCATCACTTGCAATAGAATCATCTCTACCTGCATAGGTACCTGGTTCGTTATAGTATGCTTTTTCTTCGTCAAAAACATATTCTTTTAAAGTTGTTGAACTTGAAAGAGCGGAAGTTAATCCAGTTATTATATTATCTGAATCATATTCAATTTCATCAGAATCTAAATTGCTAAATTCACCTATCCATACTCTTTTCAATCCTCCAACAGTTTGAATATCACAGTTTTGACTTATACCTATATTTGTTAAACATTCACTCATCTTATGTGTATAAATTCTTTTTTATCTTTGCTATTATGCAGTCGCAAAGTTAACTGTAATATATTCCGGTCTCCCTACTTGGAATCCCATTGTAAAATATACTAATAGATAATCACAAATATTTTCACCAGATCCTTTTCTCCATTCTGCCATATAATCTGATTTTCCTTTAGTTACAGCCTTATACATATTTTTAGGTTGGCCAAGAACCATATAATTATACCCCTCTAAACCTTCAACACCAACAGCAGTAATATTAGGACTATTAGGTAATTGCATTTTCAATTCACCATTCTGAACATTTTTTTGAAACATAGGGTTTGATGTTAGTGTTGTATTATACGCTCTTAACAAGTTATAAAAATTACTAACACTCATAAATAATACTTGTTCTTTTGATCTAACTCTAATATCTTGAGCATTAATCATTTCACTTATAATATCATCAATAGTATCCTCAGTAACACCACTTGCATCTGTTAATGTTGTTGCTGTATTTACCGAAGTTGATGCAGATAATGTTTGAATTATTCCATCAAATTTATTTAAATTTTTTCCACCAGATCCACCGTCTTCAGCAAGCCAAATAGCCTGTTCAGCAGCAACCTTAATTTCACCAAGAACAGCTTTTTCAATATCACTTTTGAAAGCATCTTCATTTTTATTTAAATAAAAACTTTGCCATTCATCAAATAGTGTTCTCATGTTGTATTTTTTAGGAACTGTGATTGGAACAGCTGTAATAGTTTGTTGATCCCAAGTTGTGTCTCCTGTTGATGTGTATGAACAAGTTGTTCCATCCTCAAAAAATATTTCTTCATCTAATAGATTCATTTTATGAGTTCCAGTATAACAAGGATAATCATTCAGTAAATTTAAAGTCGTTCCATAAATTTCCTGTAATATTAAAGAAGGATTTAAGTCAGCGATGTGATCAGCTAAACTTGATACGTCATGATCAAATTTTTCTTTAATGTTTTTAAATGTAATTTTTTCCATTTTAATTTTAATTTTTTTTTATCTTATTGGTTATCCAACCAAGAATATTTCCTATAATTTTCTTTTATTTCTGATTTAACAATAGATGTTGAACCATCTAAATTTTTAATTTTCTCAATATCTTTATTCAACTTTTTATAATTTTCTTTTAATTCTGTTAAATCAATTTCTTTTTTAGAAAATTCTTTTTCTTTTTCATCTTCTGTTTTAAATTTTTCAAGAATGTTTTGTAAAATACTTGCAAAATCTTCAATATTTTTTTCAATTTTAGAAAATCTTTGTTCATATTCTTCGTGAATACTCATTGAAACTTCTTTTGTTTCTTCTTTTGTTTCTTCTTTTTTTATTTCTTCAATCTTTACAATTTTTCCATCTTTAATTTCAACATTTTTACCATCAATTTCAATTACAGAATCTTCAATAGGTGTTTCTTTTTCTTCTTCACCTTCAACAGTAATTAACATAACTGCTTCACCTTCTTTTAATTCATTATATCTAACTTTTTTACCATCAATTTCAATATCTTTGAAATTTTCTGTCTTAGAAAAATAATTTTTAAAATCATTTAATACTTTCATTTTAAATACATTTTTTTTTATAATATAATCTTATATATTAAGATTTATTTTTATTTTTTATTTCCTCAAACTCTTTATAAAACTTGGATAATATCATATTTTTATCATCATTTGATAAATCATTATTATCAATTATTTTCTTAAAAAGTTTATTATAATCATATTTATTTAGTATAGTGTCATCAAGTTTCAATTCAACAGAAAATCCTTCAACACCATCATTTTTTATAATTTCCCAAACTTTATCATTATTAACTTTCATTGTTCCCATCCAAGTCCCAACAGGAACATTTATACCTAATTTTTTTGATTTATCAAATTGTTCATCTGATACAATCCAATTTTCAATTAATGTGCAGCCTTCAACTAAACTATCATGTTCAAATGTAGTATTTGAATTTCTTCTATTGATCATGTAGTCTTCAACAAACTGTTCAATAGTTTCTTTAGAAAAATAACAGTAATAAAGTTCATTAGTATCTTTATCAATTCTCCCAATTCTTTTTTCTGGAATCATAATTGGTCCTGTAATAATTCTTTTTTCTTTATTATCTATTTTAAAATTAATGATATTTTTATTATCTTTTGAAAATTTTAAAAATTTTGATTCAATCGCTGGATTTTTCACAATAGATATGGCATTAATAAATTGTTTGCTTATATCATCTATTTTTATTTCTATTTCCTTCATTTTAAATATATTTTTTTTTATAATAAACTATCTGATTCTATTATTTTAACTTTCCTTTCAGTTCTATTGAATTCACCTTGAGAAATTACAACAGGTATTTGTTTAATGGCATTTGCAATATCACTTGGGTCAATTATGTTTGTATTTATTGAACCTGATTCCCCAGCTATTCCACCATCAGCAAATCTAACACCACCACCAACTTCATTTATCTGGCTTAAAATTGGTTTAAACATTGCCGTTGATTTTGCATTTATTACTGATTCTCCATTACTCAAACTTGCTGGTATTGAATCACTAAAACCATTTCCAAGTCCTTTTATCATTCCACCTTTTGCAAATTTTTGTCTTGAAATAGTTGCTATTTGTATAGCACCCATTGCAGCAGCAGCAGCAGCCATAATTGGACCAAGTGGCATTGAATATTGTGCTAAGTTTTTTGATACTGATAGAGCTGTGTCAATAACTGCTTGTATAATTGCCATTTTTTTTTCTTTTTCAGCATATTTCTTTTTTATTTGTTCCTTTTTCTTTTCATTATCCCCAGCCATATCAAGTTCTTGTTGCATTTGTAATTGATTAAAACTTGATAATGTTCCAATTATTGCAGTTGCACCCTGAACAAAGTTTTCTTGATTCTTTAACCTTTCATCTTGTAATTTTTTATCATCCTCAAGTATTTTATCATTTTTATTTTGGTTAATTTCGATCATTCCCTCATTAAATATTTGTTCTTGTTCTTGTTTTTGTAAATTAAAATTTTCCTGTGTTTCTAAATAAAGATTATTTTTTTCTTCTTCAGATATTTCCATTAATTCAATTTCTTTCAAACGTCTTTCTTCTTCTTGTTCTAATCTTTTTAAATTTGCATCCCTTTCAATTTCTAATATTCTTTGTTGTTTTTCAAATTCATTCTCAATGTCTTTAGTATTTAATAGTTCTCTTTTTTGTTGATTTTCAATTATTAAATCCTGTGCTTCATTCGCAGCGTCTTGATTTAATTTTGCAATTTCTTCTTTTGTTCTTTTGTCTTCTTCTGTTAATCTATTTTCAGTCTTTTTTAATTTAATCATAGTCATAGTAGATTGTTCAGAAATTTGGGCAATCTTCGCTTCCTGTTCAGCAATAGCCCTCAAATCTTCATCTTTAGACGAAGAAATTTCAGCCTCAGCTTTCATATTTTCTAATCGATCTTGTTCAATTTTAAGTCTTTCGTCTAAATTCTTTTTCTCTAATTCAGCAGCATTTCTTGACGCTTCAAGCCTTTCGTCTAAAGTATTATTTGTGTCTTCGGCAATATCTCGATATTGAGCAATTTTTTTATTACGCTCTGCTTCGATTGGAATTAAAGATGTTTCTGCCCTGTAAATTCTTTGATATTCAGCTTCAACAGCAGCAGCTGCCTTTCCAGCAT